AACTAAAATTCGATTTGGTCCTAAACTAAAATTCGATTTGGTCCTAAACTAAAATTCGATTTGGTCCTAAACTAAAATTCGATTTGGTCCTAAACTAAAATTCGATTTGGTCCTAAACTAAAATTCGATTTGGTCCTAAACTAAAATTCGTTTTAGTCCTAAACTAAAATTCGTTTTAGTCCTAAACTAAAATTCGTTTTAGTCCTAAACTAAAATTCGTTTTAGTCCCATATCAAATTTCCTCAAGATGCCACACATACCTATAACAAGCTTTTCCATTCCTTTAGGGTTGCAAACGTTTTAACGCTGTAATTGTCCCTTTACTAATCAAGCCTCCACCGTAGGAAGAATAGGTCTTTCGCACCAATGACATTCTATAATCATAACTATATACTCCTTACTTGGTGTTCTTTCAAAGCTAAATCCCTAAGGTCTAATATTTCTTCAGATATACTTTCATGACCACCTTTAGCAGCCCCTAGAGCTGCCCTACAACAGACCTCAGCAAACCCCAAAGAGGTATCATAATTCTTATGTTTAAAGTCCTCCTGAAGGCTTATAAGCTGTTGTGACCAATATATAGTTGTCTCCATAATATTACCCCTCTTTAATGTTTAAAGTAATAACATTCTCGTGTTGAGTATACAACACTTTTAGAAAATTAACAGCGTCCTCAAGCCTAGCACACTTTACAATACAAGTGTTTTTATAATTAGCTCCATAACTGTGCTCTGATAACAAGTAATCATCTGTTACAGTGTAATCTAGGTTTGCAGAGCCATCTTCTTTCTTTATAGGGCATACTGTAGCCATGTTTATTTCCTCTCCAAGCGATTAAATTCATCATTAGTCATTTGTGCAGTTCTGCGAGTTCCCCCGATAGAGGTTAACCTTTCAACCTCTTTAGATTCTTCAAGGGAATTCACAAACACTAACCCTCCAATTCTCAGAGCATACATTTGCTCTTTAGACAATATAGTAGATTCCATTATGTTTACTCTGAAAAATTGTAAGTAACACCTTGGAACTTAACCTCTGTAACAAGATCAGCACTAAATGAGCGGTACTGGCCTTCTTCAAATCGACCAAGAGCATTACGCTCCATCTTACAAACACCGATAAGGTCTTCTACATGCTTGATGGTGCTCTCGCCACCTTTAAGGTGCTTTGTAACGCCTGTACGACAGTCCATAGTAGACATAGTTTCCATCTCACCAGTAGCCTTATTAAGCTTTGGAGTCTTACGAAAGTGTGTTACTTGGAAAGTACGACCCTTAGTGCTTTCTACTAAGTCTTTGATTAAGTTACGTTTTACTGATACTTTATCTTGGTTACTCATAATATCTTCCTCTATTGTTAAGGGAACCGAAACAATTCCCTTCTCTCTTTAAGTTTGTATACACAGTATAGACCTTTGGTTATTTAATGCAAGCTTTATTTTTAAGATAATTAATATCTGATGAATCTAGTGCATCCTTAATGTGTTTATCAAGGAAAGCTTTAGCTGGTATAGGCATCTGTGTTCCATTCATCATCAAGTATATTAGGTAACAGTGCTCTAGACCTCGTAGAACGTTCTCATAACCACTTGTATACTTTCCCCCATCAATGTATAAGGACACATTACCAGACCCCATAGGATACTCTTGGAAAACCTTTAGGTCTACTCCATCAAATTCATCAATTACTATTGTTGCTTCTTTGTAGTACATATAATACCCCCCGCTAGTCTATATAGAGATTCCACCACTCGTGCCTATTCTTACGGTAAGTACGAAGCTCTTTAGCAGCTTTCTTAGTCTTCCGACTAATATGTTCTTTGTGCCTAGTTGCAAATGTTGTTTGTTTCTGTGTCTTAAAGTCTACAACTTTCATAATGGTGCTCCTAGTTTTAAAGTTTAATATCAAAAAACACTTGTCCCTTTCTGATTTCCATAATATTACCCATGTTATCTTTGAATAACAATCTTTTCTTTTTATTTTCTTTCTTATCTTGTTTCTTAGTAAACCCACAAGATATAAGGTGTTCTTCTGCTTCTATGTCATCGTTGAACTGCATCATCTTCAGAGGTCTCCCTATTAGCTTTAGATATATTTACCAACTTAGCTCTAATTTTTCTGATTGTCCACTTAATTCTTATATAATCAATAAACCTTATAATGAACTTCATGATTAACCTCCTGCTATTAGACATCTTTTAATAAGATTAACTTTCTTTTGTATACTCTCAGCATACTTTACACCAGCTTTTATATTAAATCCAGCATTATATGAAGACCAAACCTTAAACCAATCACCTTTATGATATTTAAACCAATATTTAATTTCTTTAATGGCATAAGAAGCACTAACATCATGAGCTAATAAACTTGAAGCTAACATATTCTTGTGATAACTGGTGTCTTTTGTATTAGAACGTTTCATGGCTGTTGTCAAAAGGATATGGTGTACTCCAAAAGAGGGATCACTAATATTAATAGGGTAAAGACCAGCGTTAGACTCCTTCCAAGCTATAGCTGCCAGTGTAAGCCCCATATCATACCTTACACCGTAGTTATAGGATTGGTAGAGTGTTTGTACCTGTTTATCACTAAGAGCCTCTACAGGCTTACAATACGCTTCTGCCCTATAACTTAACCCACTTAATATCATCAAGATAATAATGGATATGATGAAAAATGTTCCGAAGTTACTGTTGTAATCATTTCCGTACATTCTTAATACCTCTATTTGTTTAACGTTTGAGTATATTAACTAAGTTAAATGTTTATGTCAAGCTTTATTTGTTTGGCGGGAATACTAGGATTCGAACCTAGATTAAGGGTTTAGAAGACCCCTGTGTTAATCCCTTACACTATACTCCCTTAATTTGGTATATCTCTAACGTACTATCAATACGTTTACAAAGCCTACTAAGTACCCTTCCAGCACCACATTCAACTATGGAGGTAACACCATTATAAGTTAATGTCTTCACACAGTCAACCCAAAGAACAGGACTACATATTTGTTCTATCATCAACTGTTTGATGCGTTCAGGGTCATCCTCAGTTTGGGCGTTGACATTGTGTACAACTGGTATTTCTGGATTATAAAACTTTGTACTCATAATGTCCACTGTTAATCTATCTGCTACTGGTTGCATAAGGTTTGTATGAAATGGAGCACTTACGGGTAAATGAAAAATACGTTTAGCTCCAGCTTCTTTACAACCCTTAATAGCCCTTTCTACAGCTAAATATTTTCCTGCAATAACTACCTGACCGGGAGAATTAAAATTTACAGCAGTAACTTCTTCACCTTGGCAAGCATCAGCACAAATAGACTTAACTGTATCACTGTCTAAACCAATAACAGCAGCCATAGCACCTTCCCCAATTTCCTGCATATAAGCACCACGATTACGCACTAGACGAACAGCATCCTTAAATTCAACCACACCGGCACAAACTAGAGCAGACCATTCTCCCATACTATGACCTAACATGAAAGCGGGTTTTGTACCTCCCTCTTGAATCCAAACTCTCCACATTACTACGCTAACTGTAAGTAGTAAGGGTTGAGTATACTCAGTCTTAGTAATGTCTTCTTGAGTACCGTTTTGAGCTAAATCCCAAAGGTCATACCCTAAAACATCTGACGCATCTGCAAAGGTAGAAGTTACTATATCAAACTTCTCTGCTAACGCTGATAGCATCCCTATCTTCTGTGAACCTTGACCGGGAAATACAAAAGCTATCTTACTGTCCATTACAAGGTACTCCATTAAATTGTAGCCATACTCGTAACCACCGTTTTTTTATACCAGTTAGGTTTCATATCAATTTTCTCTTGTATCCTCTCACGAATGATATCTTTATCGTGGTCGGACGCAACCCAATCTAGATAAAATTCATCGGGCCATTGTTCACGTTTAAATACTCTATCTGGATCGGGATTCATGCCTCTATTTTTCATCTCCTTAATCAAGAGTTTATACCTCTTAGACAGATATCGACCTTTGTCGTAAAAGAAAGAAACGTGACCTTTATTGAGCGTGAAGGATTTTGGAATTTTTGCCAAGTTCCAATTTGGTGATTTAAGCGATCTTTGTAAAGAAGAACCCACCATGAATAACTCACGATATTCCGCTACAAGATGCTGGTCGTGAAGTTCTTCTGGATCAATTAAATTAATTCTAGTCATCAATCTTTCTCCTTAAATTTGGTGGGCCGTGAGAGACTTGAACTCCCTATCTTTCCCTTATGAGGGGACTGCTTATAACCTGTTAAGCTTCCAGCCCTTAATTAGGCACTGTATGTGCTCTCACGCTCTGGACTACAGCTTATCCAGATTTCAACACAGCGTATCCTTGTTATTTATTGTGTAACAATCTCTAGGACTTCAAGTTTAACATTATCATCTAGAAATTGCATCAAGTTATTTCCACTTTCAAGTATAAACTTAGTTGCTAGCCCATCAGCATACAGTTGAATACTTTCTCTTGTCAAGACTCCCTCTTGTTTATTCCAAGGTACGTTAAGAACATCAATATAAGCACTTCCATTTGCGAAGGCTGTATCTCCAGCTCCACTCTCTTTGTTGAGGACGGCTACCATTGCTATTGCTCTCCAACGGATTGCTCTCTCTAGTACAACAGCTTTATCTAACATATTAATTCCTCTCGTTTGATTTCAATAAGGCAATGATAGGGGCTTCCCTGCCCTATGTCAACCCGTTTTCTCATATTATTTAAAGCTCTGTAACTTCCTCAATAACTACATACTTACAGGTTCGCATCTTAGCATCATTGTAGTCTGTGGGAATTGATACAACGTCTTCAGGGTTAACCAACACCTTGACCACTCGTGATCCATAGAAGGAATCTAAGTAGCTCTTAGCACAACAGTGTAGCCCAGCACTACAGGTTTGGTTAGAGTCATCGTTAACGTCTGTACGTTCCATTGTAACGATAGCACCAATTGAGTTATCAATAGAACCTGAATAACAGTCTGTCCAATCATCCTTAATACCTTTCCAACAAATCAAGTCACCAGAGTCGGTAATCTCAATGTCAGCAGCCTTAATAAACCCAAACAATTCCATACGAGACTTATAAGAAGGGTTCTTTTTAACTTTACCCAAGAAAGCTACAAGCTTCTTAAATCCTTCGTCACCTTCTTCCATAAGACGTAAGATAGCCAGAGCTAGTCCATCATTAACTTCATCACCCATATACATCACATGACCGTTAGAGACTGTTACATCGCCTTTGGTGAACTCTGTGATAGCCTTGATAGGTTGAGCTAAGTTTACAGCAGAATCATACCAACCTTGACTACAATAGTTTACGATTGCATCAAAGGAACCATGAGAAGCATCTACAGTGTATACCTCACCTTTATACTGAATTACGATAATACTGCCGGGGATTAAAGTATATTTCCCTTCTGTTCCTTTATGAGAAGATAAACCATTCCCCGAAATCATATACTGTTCTCCTGACAAGGACTCAATAACGTATACAATTAACCCTGTATCAGGGTGTGGAGTTGCCGCGAGTACAACATAAACTCCCCCTTTTGTTGGTTTTTCACCAGATTTAAAGCCTTTCAAATTAAGCTTATCAGCGAGAGCATTGTAATTAGTGTACACATGACCTAAATTAGTTACTTCAACATATTCCTCAAACTGGTATTCAGCATCTTCACAAAAGGTTTCATTTGTGTCTTCAAGAACTTCTTCACAAGGGGTTACAAAGCTCAGGTACTCATAGTGTTCCATCTCCGTAGGATAACCCTCCTCTACAAACAAAGGGAGGATAGAACCATCATCACTAGATAATGAAAGAATAGAATCAGGTTCAAAAGTCATATCATATTCATCTATACCCTCTTTGTATTTAAACAAGTCACCCACCTTATACCCAAGTGCTTTACAATTGAGTTTAAGTGGATCGTAAAGCTCTGATTCGACTTCTTCAGAGTTCGAATATTCTTCTTCCTCTTCAAAAGAATCAATAACCCTACCAATGGTTCGTGTAGAAACATCAAACTGAGCTGCTAGATGTGTTTTAGTTACACCGCCCTCTTCCCACAGAGCATAGATATCTTCTTTTTGGGCTTCACTTAAACAACCAACATTATTTGTACTCATATTTATATCCTCTCAATTAATTTAAAGTTATATTACTTGTTGTTAAACCTTGTGTCAAGTATTAAATTCACCTGAATCTTGTGCTTTAACTAAACACTTAACATACTTTATAGATTCTGTATCAGTAGTTGAAAAGTTTTCCAAAAACTTATACTTGTTAGTAAGTTTATCCTTAACAGAAGCTAAGTTACCAGTATACCCACAAACCCTGTTAATCAACTTCTGAGTTTTAGAGTGAAAAGTAACAAATTCCATAATTCTATCACATTGTACATCTAAAGTTCTATCATACCTAATACTAGCTTCCCTATTAACCCTTTTGTATTGTGGTGTAATTTCTTCTGAGGAGCTAAACACTCGATACAACTCTTTGTCAAGCTTATAAGTGTTAAACCTTCCTAAAGCTTTATTACGGATCATTGCTTTAGTTACCTTGCTTTCAGTAAGCTTTGGTGAAAGCTCTCGTAGGTTAACATTGTGGATTTTCTTCAACACTGATTTAGGTACAACAAATATAGAAGAGTATATACCAGCAGTAACAAGGGAAAATACATCATGTAAGTTACTGTGGTAATTCCCGTTATGGTCATTGTAACCGTTTCTATTAGCAGAAACATACACAGCTATTTTGTTTATACTCTTAAGGTCAATCTCTAGCGTAGAAGTATAAGCTCTACCACCTTCCTGCTTCTTAATAACTTTAATAACAGGGTTACTTTTAACTGACTTAATTGGTTTATGAATCTCAGAAGCTTTATAGAAGGTAACACTATTAACATTAAAAATCAACTGCTTACAAATATCTTCTGCTTCTTTCCGATTGTCAACAACAAACCCACTAGTACCTTTCGGCATTGCACTTTTGTAAGCTCCAACCCCACCGGATTTAAGGTCTTTAATTAAGAAGGAAATATTATTGGTATGACTTCCTAGTATTAAGCTAGGTGCATAAATAACTGTATTCATATTGCAAGATTTACTTCCCCAACCAGAATCCCTCTCGTACATTGTACCTGTAAAAGTATTATTGATAGAATCAATAGCAGTTTCAATACTTTTGTTCCAATCTTCATAACTTTTACCACCATAATTTAGCTCAAGGTTAGCTTTGTTTGAACCAAGAGCGTTTGTAAGATACGCATAAGCTTCTCGTACTGTATCAAACTCTTGAGATTTATCTAGAATCTCTTGTTTATAAACTGTATATATTCTGTCCAGTTTAGCTTCAAGGTTCTTGCTTGTATTTTCATCATTAGACAGATGTTCTCTACTGGCTGCGGGTTGTACCTCACCGATGTTAAACTTGATAACAAGGTTACGCTTCTTAACTAATGTTTGCAGTTTCCGAAGGGAGTCACTGTCAGGTACTGCATATGCAACTTGACCCATAACAGCTTTAATTTCTGAACTGTAATCATTAGGGTATGTAGAAAACTCACTAGTGTCTACATCAATCTTATCTTTGAGAGAATCAAGAGTAAAGTTACAAGTAGGTGCTACGTTAAAGAAGAAGTAAATTTTCCTAGCACTAACTTCAAAGTTATAGATATCTCCTTCTTTGACAGAAACTTTAACTGCTAAACCGTTAGATTCAGTAGTGTCTTCTGTAGAAAGCAATACTACCTCTGGAATACCCTTGTTCTTATACACACTGTACACACGTTTAACACCCTTGAAGTTAGATGTTGTTGTGAAGGCATCTACATAACTGAATGGAGACTTAGAACCAATACCCATGAAACCTACAGCATCATTAGATTCTTGCTTAGTAGAAGCACCATATGTTACATACAAATCCATAACATCTTCATGGCACAAACCAGTACCGTTATCTTTAACCTCAAAGTAAGGCTCAAAACGAGTGGGTAAGTGAACTTCAATGGGTGTAGTTACGTTAGCTGCAACCTGTGCATCACAAGCATTACAGGATAACTCACGAATAACAGCAGAAATCTTATCTGTGTAAACACGACTAGAAAGAAGGTCAACCATATGACTGCTCATTTTAATTTTAGCCTGTGCAGTTTCCATGTTACCGGATACTACTGCTTGAACACCTGTTTGATTCGGGATCATGTTTTAAAGCCTCTCGTTTGTTTAAGTTGTAGCTATTATATACAACCTGTAGAGCTAATCAACCTTTATTTTCATTATTATTATTATATCTTAAAAGTTACCACTGGTGTATTGCGTTAGTTATAATTGCAGACATTGTTATAAACTCAATAGAGTAAAATACTAATTTAAAATTGTCTGTGTTTATCCATGTTGTTAGTGCTTGTAACATCACTCCTCCTCTATTTCCTTATGTTTAGGTTTACGTTTGTAATCGTTCTTATTGTCCTTATGGGTTTTTGGTTTGTTAAAACGTTCCATGTGCTTATGTACAAAGTTCCTATCTTTCTTTTTAGTAGTGTTGTCCATTTGAGTATACTCCAAGGTATTCATGGTTAGTTGTTTGACCATTATTAAACACTTTATAAATTTCCATGTCAATGATAAACCACGTTTCTCTGTAATTACTTGCTCTAACCTTATCAATCACCCTACAGTCTACACCGTCAGCTTTACAACGTGCCTCTACAGCAGCTATAACTTCTTCGTGTTTTTCTAGGAATTCATTTGGTGACATACTTTATAACTCCTTTATATGTTTATTGTAAAGCATCCTCAGTATAAAAATCTGTTATATCTTCAAATGATACCACAAAGAACACTACCCCTGCAATAACAATTTTAGTCTTTCTAAAACCTTCAATTTTAGGGGTATGCTCCCCTATTATTTTGCAAGTTACTTTTTTTACTTTTGAAGAATTAATTACATCAAGTATAAATTCCTCATGGCGTTTATTTATATCTAGTTCTTCCATCAGTATTCCTCCTCTGGTATAAAAGATTCTATACAACCGAAACAGTATACCTTATTACTGATTAACATTTCTTTTGTTTCCCTTTCTAGTGCAAAATCTTTAGGTGTTTCATTTCTTGCATACTTTAGGAGAACATTTGTAAACACCTCAACACAAGCAACAGGAATACAAAGTATGATATCTTCTTCAGACTCACCATCACTATTAATGAATATTTCTTTAACTGTCACTTGACGATCATCTTCTAAAGGGTTAACAAAAATTTGATACTCTATATTTGTTTTATGAGGTTCTCCGTGATTCAGGAAAAACTCTGTTAATACCTCCACGGGTACTCTTACCTCTTTACTTTCAACCTTCATTTTAACCTCCTATAATCAGTTTGCATTCACTACATATGTGTGATAGATTATCTCCAATATCAACTTAGCTTACGTTGGGGAGACTTGTGGGTGGTTCATATTTCTCTCCCAATTTTGGTAGACTTAATTTTATAAACCTACATAGTATCCTTGTAGACTTATTTCTATTTAGTCCTTAACTAAAATCCCTTTTAGTCCTTAACTAAAATCCCTTTTAGTCCTTAACTAAAATCCCTTTTAGTCCTTAACTAAAATCCCTTTTAGTCCTTAACTAAAATCCCTTTTAGTCCTTAACTAAAATTCGATTTAGTCCTTAACTAAAATTCGATTTAGTCCTTAACTGTACTTCCAACAGGTATTGTTGTCAAGCAATTGTCTGTATTGAATGAAGCCTTTTAAATTCCCGCTCCAAAAATATCCAGACTTACCTAAGTGAGTAATCCCTCTTTCCCAAACCTCTCCATCTTGCCCCATATCACGATCAAGCATACGGTACACACTTATAAAGTGCATTGGTGTAGCAATATGTTCAAAAGGACTCGCATGTACTGGTGTCATGGTAACTAGCATATCAAAAATCTTAACAGCTTTAGTTAATGACCAATCCAGTAAACGATACGATACTTGAGCGCAACATGAAGCTGAAATCTTTTGGGCTTCCTCTAGTGTTAAGCTTGTTAGTCCCTCCCTGCCGTATATAATCCCTGAACCCCCAGCACACCACTCGACAGAAACATAAGGTACATGCCATTCTCCCGGCTTAAGAATATTAGGTTCGTTTTGAGTATATAACTCATACATCTTATCTGCAAGTACATGAATCTCAGGTTGTGCAGCAGGGTGACAACGTAACCACCAGAAGTTATCAAACTCAGTAGCTGTAACAATCGTCTTCATTAGCTGGAAGGGTTCCAGTACACGATTGACAATCTGCTTGTGTAGACCTAAGCCTTGTAGTTCTCTAGCACTCACAACTGCCCTTTCAGCAGCCTGTTTCCAAGCCCATTCACAGGTTGAAGTAGACTTATGCTTCTCCTCTGCTTGCATACCAGACTTATTAAGACCCCATTCTACAGGCATAGCTGGTGCTGTCAAGACCTGATCCATCATCTTATTAATTGGGATAGCTCTACTTGATGCAGCATTACGACTGAACAACCTATGTGTCATCAACTCACCATGAATAAAACGTGGGTATTCTAACTCAAATGTAGTTATTCGGTCTCCATATTCACTAATAGAATCCGCTATAATCTTAGCTGAAATCATACACTAACCTTCTTATAGAAGACTTCATTATGTACATTAAGTAGTTTCAAATACTCTTCAAATTTCAATTGAGTGTTCTCATTGAGTACCTTATAACTAGAAGCAGAATTAATACACTGCTCTAAAGTTGCATAATGACCAACAATAACCCATTTTATATTAACTTCTTTGGTTTTATTGTTTGTAACTTCTTTATAGACTTCTAGAGTGTGGTTATACTTATCTCTATCAATTCTAAATTCATCTGATAATTCTATAATCATATTTATGTCCCCCACCCAAGAGATTGAGCCTTTTGTAAGGCTTTGATATAGAGTGTTAAATCTGAAGATTTAATATAGCTATCATTAAGCTCTATATCTCCGTCAGAGTCTAATCTAATGTAAGTAGCACCAGACTCGTTACCGTCTGCAAAGATAATCTTATCAATTACACTTCCATCATCTTGTCTAATATCATAATCTGCCATATTTATTCTCCCATCCAGTGAAATTTCATACCAAGGTTTATATAGTTGTCAAAGTGACTTGTATATTTATATGCAGAACCATAGTATATATCCCTTACTCCTATGGAGTGTAGCATCTTCGTACACTCATTGCAAGGGCTTAATGTTATATAAACTACAGACCCATTAGCTGATACCCCCTCTCTTAACATCTTAGCTAAAGCATTCTCTTCTGCATGAATAACCATAGGGTCTGTGGTTCCATCTGGCAACTCACAAACATTAGCATATCCAGAAGGTGTACCATTAAAGCCTAAATATAATCCACCAGATTCAGTAACGATAACTGCACCAACCTTCTGACGTACACAGTAAGATTCTTGTGCAACTCTTTTAGCTAAATCCATGTAGAGTATATTAGTACTGTGGTTATTCACTTTGGACACCTCCACTTAACAATCTTATCATCAAGAACAACATCAGCACCCCAATACCAATTTAAAGCTGTAAGATTCTTAGCAATATCTCCATTAGCAAAAACAACTTCAACAATCTGGTTATCTTTAACAGGTTGAACTCCTGTATTGATATTCCAAGGGTTTTCTTCAGTATCTGTAGAACCAATCCCCCCATTACGAGAAGTCTTCTGTAAAGGAGCATACTCAAGCTCCTCAAAATCACACTGAATCACAGGTTGTAGCTCTGCTTGAGCTAATACAGCACCAGAGATAACGTGTACATCACCTCCACTACGATTATACAGAGCCACTTTAAGTTCTTCTACATAGTCACTATCAATAATACCAGTGACATTAGCCAGCATAAGACTCTTCTTAATCCCTGTACTGGATCGAACGTGGAGCTTTAGTTGATAACCCTTTGGAATGTCCAGCTTAAGCCCTGTACCAAACACCACGGTTTGTCCGGGTTCCATTACAGCAACATCTGTATCAAGGACTACAGCAATATCGAAACAAGCTGAACCCTCTGTTGCATAGAAGGGCATCTTTGCATCTGGATGACACTTATGTACACCTAATTTCATATCAATCACCCCTCTCATATTTATTAAATCCAAGAATCCACTTCTTGACCGTTTCAGAACGCACTATATCATATGGCTCATTAAAGTCAACCCATCCACAGCCTAAGTTTTCATTACTTTTAGCCATATTAAGTGCAATAGCTAACCCACTTTTACCTCTAAGGTCTTTCTGAGTGATATCTCCTGCAAGAACCAATTTAGAATCTAGCCCCAAACGAGTGATAACCTTCTTAACCTCTTGATATGTAAGGTCTTCTGCTTCATCAGCAATTACAAAGGAATTATTGAATGATCGTCCTTTAATAACTTCCATTGGTACAAACTCAATCTGTCCTTTTCCAATGCAGTAGTCTACCATACCAGTTCCTAATCGTTCAACCATAACATCTAGGACAGGAAGTAACCAATTTTTCATCTTAGAGTTTAAATCTCCAGAGAAAAACCCCAAACTTTTACTCTCAGACACATTAGGTCTTGTCAAGATAATTTTCTCAATACTTCCTAACTTCAACATATCACAAGCTATAGCTGTTGGTAAGTACGTTTTGGAAGTACCAGCATATCCAGTTGCAATTGTCAAGGGATTGCAATTAATTGAATACATATAATCTTCCTGCTTTTTATTCATAGGTTTAATTGGCGGTACATCCCTTTTGTATTTAACTACAAATTTCTCTGTAGGGGAATATACCGTTTCGCTTTCTTTCTTTTCTTTACGAGTATTTCTCTGACCTCGGTTTTTTCTTGACATAAAATAATATCTCCTTATTTATTATTTAATACAACCCCAAACAACTAAAATTATGAACACTATTGCTATAGTAATACCCCACATAATAATTTCCCCCTATTTAAGATGCCATTTATAAATCTTCTTAGTTACCCAATCGTGAGCGTCAAGGCTACATATACAACCTAAACCTCCTCCGGTTCCGATAACCAATGCAAGGATAATACTCCCCAATAAAGTTGCTGTCAAGAAGTTAGTTACAAATATTCCGGCTATGAATAATTCTGCTATAGACAATACCCAACTAGATGGGAGCATAAGTCCTCTTCTGCGGTGGATCATATTCTGTTGACAGAACCCTTTCATAAATATAGAGATAAACGATAAACAAAAAGCCGTAAGGTACATCATAAAGGTCTATCCTGTCCATGATTTACATGGTAGCCGTATTTAATTTCTGCAATCCTCCTAGCAGTAACAGCGTCCTCTTTATTAACAAAGAGTCCAAGATGTTTTTGCTTACCTAAAACTTGTATATACGCTCTCCATTTACAGATAAGATTGTTAAAGCATACTCCAGAAACTCCACTAGAATTGACCGTATAAAGCTTCTTATTTCTGAGGTTTTCTTTCCTAGAAACTTCCCTTAAATTTCCCCAACTATTATCCGTACCATCCCCGTTTATGTGATCTATTTCTTCGGGCCAATTTCCGGTTTCCATAAACCATATAACTCTATGAGAAAAAAAGTTGTAACCTTTTATTTGAAGCCTGTAATATGTTTTCTTATTCACCTTCCCAACAAACTCACCCCCTGCTATTGAATTTCTACCAATGACTCCTCGCCTAGTCCCATTCCAACGTAACTCCCCAGAGTCTCTATCGTAAGTTAGTAACTTTTTAAGTTCATCTTGAGTAAACATTCTAAACTCCTGTGTAAAAATTAGTAATTAGTTCCAACATAGAATTCATGTAGGCTTCTTCGGTAGAACTGTTATAAATGTCTACAGTGTAATCCACAATACCATCAGAAATAAAACTACGACTATCATTATTGAAGTCCCCTCTACCTTTGATACGGATCAATAATATATTCTCCTGACCAAGCTTGTCAATGGTAGGCTTGATTTCATCATCAAAACCACACGAATCATCTATAGCCCATTCATTATCCTGTATAGTGTTAGCTCTAGCAACCCCGAAATAATCCTCCCCAAAAGCTGGCTTACAGATAATTTCAGATACATAAATCATTGCTTCCCTAATAGATATAGAGATTTTGTTGTTGTACAAAGTATACATTTTATTTACAGGAATTCCAGTAATACTTTGCAATTGTGCCAACTCAATCCCTGACAACATAAAGTCGGGTAAAGGGGTTTCCTTAATCTCACGATCATTATAAATCTCCCAAAACCTTTCTTCAGATACACAGAACAATTCCTGAACAAGCTTAAAGAGTTTATCCTTACAGCGTCGATCAACTGTGTGTAAGAGTTTTGTGGTAGCTGCTGTGACCCTATTCTTACCACACTCTGCTGGGCCATTTAGTAATACTATTTTACTATTCATATTTAGCTTCTCCTGTTAAAAGTAAAAAACCCCATACAAGCCACTATCGCTCATATAGGGTTCTTTGTCAACACTTATATATATATATATTTACCAAGGTAACTCGCATTGTCCTCCTGCACAGGCTACTGAACCTAATGTATCTACATCTGTGTATTTAGGTTTAAGATCAGCTTTAGTCCAATCAATATCTACTAGGTCTCTAGTAACCTTTAACCATTTATGAAGATTATACACATCTTTCAAACAATAACCAGTTAATTTTAGATCATCATTCATATATCTAGAAGAGAATTGTTTAGCTCTCCTGATCCAATCCTTCTTGAGAAGGTTAACATGGCTCTCTTCAGAGAAGTCACCAAGACCCATAACAGCGTCTACAGCATCCCAAAGGTCGTTATTGAAAGCGTGTAGTCCATCTATGATAAGGCCACTAGCAAGTAAAGAAGCATCACCATACTTGTCAAGTAATTGTTGTGAAGTAAATACCTCCACAAAAGGGGCTTGCTTGTAGTCTTTGTCACCACTTACTGATAGCAAACTTACACCAGCAAAGCTATGACGATTCTCCCACAAGTATTCTCTAACCTCTTCCCAATCCTCAACTTGAATAGTATTAGATACGTTATGCCTTACTGTGGGCTTCACACATAAATCAACGTTAGTCCCAAATTCAACCCAGTTCTGTTGAGTAAGTTTAACAAGTTCTAACTGTTTAACACCAAGCAAATCTTTCTTAAACAAGCTATCTGGTTTAGCTACAACTGGTATAGCGAAAACCCAATCAGTCCCACTAGCAGACCATACAGAATCTTCTACAGCTTCAGGGTTGAACTCAGCAAACAATTGTGCTACATCATCGTCCTTATTCATTTGCATATGTCTAAAGTACCGTGGAGCATGTTCTCCGTGAATACCAGAAGCACAAGAAAAATCTCTACCTAAGATAACTGAAGCATTACCGCTGGGCTTTGTACAAGTGGTTCTGGCTGCTTGATTAATACCTATAAGGTCAGCAACAATTTTATTCCACTTCTTAACAATTTCAGCACCTTTACGCTGTACTTCAGGAGTAAACATAACATCAGGATTATTAGTCCAACCTGTAAATGAACACCCAATCAAAGCTTCACGTTCAAAGATTTCTTTAGACTCTTTAGCAACATACTTAAAGTCTGTGTAACCAGCTTGTAAGGTTCCCATAATAGCAGAAGCTTTACAGATACGATAGAAAGCTTCAGGAGTAGTACACATTACCCCGTTACCTTCTGTCAAGTTACAACCTTGCCAACCTGAACGACCATCTTCAGTACGAGGGTACATTCCAATCTCTACACAAGGATTATAAAGGTAATCTTCGTGGTCTGTAAACAAGAAACCGGGTTCTCCAAATTCCTTAACAGACTTATAGATTCTCTCAAAATCTTCTTTAGTAGTCTTCGATCTAACAAGAGCTACTGAGTTATTTGACCTACCTCGTTGAGGATTATCTACAAACCAGTTACCTGTTTTAGCATTAAGCATTTCTGTGTCAGTTGGTGAGAAGATACAAATGGTTGCACTTCTACGCACCCCACCAGACAGCACAGCATCGCTCATGTGCATTACAAAGTCATAGACTAGTATTGGTCTAAACTTAGCTTCACCGTCCTTTACAGCGTTATCTAGAAGCTCCTGACACTTCTGTAAGCTATCTCGTAAACCATTAGGGCCGGGAGCCTTAAATCCCCCTGAAATCTTAGCTCCTTTTGGTCGAATCTTACTTAGATCAAAGTCAATACGATAACCCTGATACTCTTTAAATGTAGGATCATCTGTAGTATAAGAGCTACTTAGCACTCCAAAGCAATCTGCCCAACCCTCAATAGAGTCTTCAGGAGTAAAAGTTTTAACACCTTTAGTTCTGAGTTGAATATTAGGTATTAGGTCATTGTGACAATACTGTACACTAAAACCAATTCCACAACCACTTAGTAACCAGTACATAGCCTCTTGGAAGAAGTTATTACGGTCTGCAAAAGAACTAAGACAATTGTAAATCTTAGAGTGGTGTTGAAGGATAGGGTCTCCACCAAATTGTAAGGCTCTTTGTGAACCTAGAAGCTCTCTAATCTTATAAGACTTTGATACGAAGCTCATTAGCTTCTCTAGTTCTGGTGTCATCTTATCTTCATATTTAACTAGGTGCATGTCCATGATTCTATCAACGGAGTCATCCCAATTTTCTGCTCTATTCTCTGTGTCAATGTACTGTGAGTAATCTGAGTAATATTTTAAGTCTGATGCTATTTTACTGCTCAATGTTATTAGCTCCTTGTTCAATTTGCTGGGTTTTTGCATCCATGTAACCAATCAAGGAATCAATTAAATCCCACTCTCGACCTGTCTGGTCTGCTGAAAATAAAAGTGCTACTGATAAGAAACTTATAACCGCTATGTTTGTTGTTTTTACTGGACTCTTTTTCATTCTTATATCCTCCCTCTCATTCTATTTAATTCATCCCGCATACCATAATCACCACTACATATTGTTATAGCTTCAATAGTTGCATTACCTGATTTGATCCAAGCGTCATCAAGACGTTCTTCAGCAATAATATATTCTCCATTAATAACTTTATTCTGTAGGTTACGATGAAGACCCTTTTCAATCTTATAAGATTGTTTAACGTTTAGTCCATGCTCATAAGCAATATCTAGAAGCTGTTCGAAAGGAAGGTCTGCACAAGACCCTCCAACACAAACATCCAGCATTGCTACATCAGACAGGGACAACCTACTTGGTAACTTAAATTCTGACATAAATTATTTATCCTTTTATTAACCGAATTTCTTTTTAAGGTAGTCTAGGTCTACAAACATTGGAGAGTAGCCACCATTACAAACATTATGTTTTACAATAACTCCACGCCAGTGATGATTACCTTGTGGGCCTTTATAGTGTTCATCGTGAGTATAACACGCTCCTGCACAAAGAAACCACTGTTGTTGTCCTGTAGTAGGAAGATTTCGTGTTGCAATATCCAAGGTTTGTTTATGACCCACTGTCATGCTTGTACCTACTTTCTGGAGTATATTCAAGGCACTACCGCCATAAGGTTTTCCAGAGAAAGGGTTAGCTGCAAAGTGGACATACCCTACTCCGTTAATAATCTCAGGCTGTAGGAACGGAATTACTTCCCAACCAAAGTCACTATAACGCAAACTATCGGTAGATAGGTATCCGTCAAGCTCTGGATTTGCATTAACGTGTCGGGTAATACGATCCTCATGATTACCGAGGGTAAGAACCATCCGAGGTTTGTACTTGATTCGTCCATAATCTTTTACCTCCTGTTGTTGTAAGTCATATAAAGGCTTAAGCATAACTCTCATACCAGCTATAGCACCTTTAATATCTTCATTTACTCGTTTACCCTCTGCGGATTTCTTACCTTTATCGTAAGAACTCAAAGAAGCCATGTCAGCAAAATCCCCAAGGTCAATAATTACATCAGGTTTACGATCAACGATGTACTTCCCAATCCAATTAAGGAACTCTTTAGGGGTATCCGCCCTTACTTGTTTGTCAGGAAGAACCATATGAGAGCAACCCTCTTTAGAAGTTTTAGAAGTTACAATCTTAAAGCCTCCTAAATCCACTTTAGCTAGGTCTTCTCCTTTTGTGGTAAGTAACCCTTTGTTCCTATATCGTGCAAGAACATCATTTACTGTACTCTTCATAGATTCTTTATTAAACAATTCTAGAGCAATCCTACGGCTACTATACCCTAAATTGTGTAGTTTCATAATTTTATGATCTCTATAAGCTAAATTCATTAATACCTCCTATTCAACTATTAACTTTTTTGTCGTAAGCTACTACAGAATCACTATAAGCCTTACTACGTTTTTTAGTGCCTACTACAAAACCATCACGGAGTAAAGCCTTCTCTAAATTAGATAGAAATTCAGAACGTCTAGTTGACAGACTAGCCCATTGGATTTTTCTAGATAAAACATCCTGCTGGTCAATCCCTGTGATTTGTTGTAATTGTAGTGCTAAAGTTTTATTCATCGTCTGCATTTTCAAATTCCTCCTGTGCTCTTTCTATTAATTCAATACGGTGTTCTTGTAAATACTGTAATCTTTCTGCAATTTCTTCTGCAAATAGGTACATATCTGGTTTTCCCTTCATAAAGTCTTCAATTTCTTCATCAGATAAAAACCCTTTATAGAATTTCTCAAAGACTCTTGCTGATAACTCTCTTAGGTGGTCGGTACTATTAACCATGTTCGGAAGGGTTCCAGTGGCTCCTCCAGAGGCTATATGAACCATCATTGTACTAAGATCGTGAATCTCCCAAGAATCACATACTAAAAAGATCATACCTCCTGCTGAGTTAGCTTCTGCTCCTAGACAACCAACTACTTCAGCTTTACATTGTTGTATGTTATGTATCAATTCTAAGGTAGAGTCAAGTCTACCACCGGGAGAATTAATGTGCAAGTAAACTACGTCTTCTCCAGAAAGACTTCGTAAGTTTTGGTTTAAGTCTCCATACTGATATGGCTCAGTAATCTCTGTGTTTAAATTAATGTGTATTTCTCTAGTTGATTTCTCTACACAATATATCTGTACAGGATTATCTTTAATATGCTCCATATAACTATCACTCATTTTTCTTTGCATAAAACCTCCCTAATTGTTGTTATTATCAATGTACCTCGTAATAGTTCTTCCCTAACTTATAGCCACCATCCAAATTGAACGGGAATTCTAAATTCTTGAAATACCTACTGTGCTTTTTGTGCCACTCAAAACATTCATCAGAAGCAAACTTGTAGCTTTCACACATTAATGCTCCTACCTCATGCTTACATCCTAGATCAGATTCTACCATGAATTCATCATGAACGTCAAGTATTTTATAACAATCTAATCCTCTAGCTCTATACTCCTGTTCAAAGTAGTTAACTGCTACCTTCTGACAAGCAGCTTCTGTACCCTGATCTAAGTAGTTAAAGTATTTGTGTGGTGATTTACACCATGCCCAATACCCAAAAGGTAATTCTATGAAAGCTCCTGCACCATGAACTTTCTCTTTAGTCATTTGGGCAAGTATCTCAATAGGTTCATCAAGACCAATATCCCCAAGGAACTTCTCTCTAGCGGCATTACCCTTCTTCTCAGGAATACCTAACGTAGTTGCAACCTTCTTACCTGATGCCCCAAAGATAGTAGCAAAACTTCCACCTTTAGATAATTTCCTTTGAGTACCGATCCACTCAATTAACTCTTGATCTTGAGTTTCTACAGCTCTTTTCCATTGTTCATCAGTAACTAATCCAAAAGCCCTAGCATTAACACAGTGTCCAGACTCACCAACATACCAAGGTTTCCCTGTAGTTGGGTGCATGACCTCATTACCACTGTCATCTAGTTTAAACTCTTGACCATCTAGGACAGCATCTAGGTACTCTTTGTTCCTAGCATAATACCCTGCAATACTCAACTGTGCAGACTTCATATCAGCCCCAACAAGTATACGCCCTTCTGGTGCAACAATCAACTTACGAATCTGTTTACCATATAGAGCACTGGGGCCGGGAGCATTTACCCAACCATATTGAGAACTACGCCCTGTAGCTGTACCAAAGACATTTATCCCACAAGGTATTCTACCATCTTCCCTGACCAAATTCAATAAACCTTTTTCATCATCCTTACTGTTCTCAAGGAAGCGTCTACGGTGGTTGTAAGAGTTATACTCTGCAATACTTTTACCAATACCCCCTTTTATACTAGCATAACTGTCCTCAGTAAGCTTTGGAGAAGTCTTTATAAGATTGTAGTTGTCGTCCCTTTCAAATTTACCATCTTTATCCTTCTTGTAGTTATACTCTGTAGGAACCCACTCACAAAACTTAAGAAGGTAATCCTTCACAACCTCAACCTGAGTCATCTTAGAGGGTATGAAAGCTACCTTACTAAAAGCTCCATCAACCACCCTAGTAGTTTTAGCACTCTTAGGGTCTATATCGAAGTATTCTGCTAACTTAGCTGAGTAATTCCCTGTAGCTACTGTTAACTTAGTAGTAGGTTTAGCAGCCGGTTTTAGATCGTACTCCTTGACAACCCCAAGACGTTCTCTAAACTCTTTCTTAGTTTGAGGCCATTTTGTCCAACCTAAAGCTTTACCTACAACCTCCCAAGTACATTTCTGCGATACTATCTTAATAGTTGGAGGAAGTAAAGGCTCAAGTTCATAATTGAGGTCTTCAATAAATTTATCAAGTTCAACCACACAATCTCTTGCAGATTCAGAATCAAAGGCAGAACCTCTAAGCTCTTGATAAGTAGCGTTAAACCTGTATGTATGGTCATGAATAAGACCCTCTGTAAAGTCAACCTTCTTGTGTATCCAAGCTAACTCTTTGTCCTTCTCAAGTTTAAGGTAAACTTCAAGGTTAATACCCACATCCACAATACACCTGTGAAGTTTGAAAGCATCAATAAATGACCAATCAGTAACTTTAGGTTTCTTATGTCCGAGCCTACCACCCCAAACTTCTAAACCGTGAATACCCTTGTAACCTTTAACAGGTCTCCTGTCATACTGCTGAACCTTAGATTGAATAAGTGTGTCCCAACATTTAGGTAAAGCTTTGTCAACCTTAAACTGAGGAAAGAACATATTCAATAAAAACAAATCATACCCAAGTATATTATGAGCAATAATCTTTTTAGCTTTGTATAAGGATATAGCTCCTTCCTTCAGAGTTCCAGTACGAACAGGGATAGTGTACTCTTTTCCTTCATCAGTGACAACCTCATTATCGAATTCAGGGTAGTCATGGAAGAGATAACCCTTCCTTGTCTCAACATCAATAATATAGATACACCACATATTCTTTACCTTTAGAAGTAAATTATCTGCTTCTGTATCAAATACTACAATACTGTTTTTGAAATCGACAATCATAAAGTAACTTTCTCCTCTATCATACTATTAAGTGTATTCTGTAGAAACCTAGTTTGAGCGTGTAGTGATGCAATAACTTCTACTTCATTGTTGATAAATTCTTCAATGTTCAAAGACCTAAATTGCAACTCTACCCCATCCCTAGCTATAATTCTATCGTTTTCTGTTACTTCCCAAGTTGCTTCTTCCATATTATCAGTCCCCTATTGTTATACTTTATTGATGTAAGTAGTATACCACCTACTTGCAGCTTTAGCAATAGCCGCTGGAATATATTTACGATCTAATTTACGCACTAGGAATCTCCTTTTCATCAAGTACATAGATTGTTACATCAAACTCACCAAGTTCTTCCTCGATGATTTTAGAGATTATACTCCAATCACCACCACCAAGTCCAGCACCAATTTTAGGTAAACCAACTTTCATTTGATACCCTGTGATGCTAAAGGCCATTCCCCTAAGAGCCTGTCTAAGGCAAAGGTAGTCAGTGGCAGTTGTTTTTGAAGAGGGAGCGTACTGTCCGTATAGGTTATAAACCTCTGGAGTATACCCGTTCCGGTCTTCGTTTTCTTCCTCACAAGTTAAAGCGTGAGTAAAGTGTCCAAGTTTTCTGATATCACCCTTAATTGTTTCATTGTCTACTTCTTGAGCAGCAGGGAAAGCTTTAGCAATTAAAGGTGCAATACCAGCTCCCATTGCATTGAAACAATTGCATTGGTGTGCTATGAAGTAAACCTCTCCCTTTTGGGCAGCTTCAATTAAACAACCTACTTTGTACTTTATACCTTTTTCCCTTGCTATTGTCATATTTAATCTCTCCTACAGTTTAACAATCTTAAGTTTAGAGTGTGTTACTTTACTACTAAAAGAATCAGTTGTCCACACTTCATCGATTAAATTATCAAATACTTCTATACCCTTCGAGAATATACCGTGAGTAACAAACAAAGTAATCTGATGTAAACCAGACACCATTAATTTGAACTCTAATCATATTAACCTCCTGTAATACCGTTAGTTAGGAATGCCATGTAATACTGAATCGACACTCTCTCATAATCCTTCTCGAAAGACTTGTAAGGTTTAAACCTATAATCTTTAAATCTATCTTTCATCTTAATTGCATAAGTCTCTTTAAAAGTCATATCATCTACATAATACATTATCTTATGCTCTAAAGTAAAGAGAAAATCAAAAGTAGGAGTGATCTTACCGTTTTTATACCAGATACGAGATAATGAACATCCCATCTTATCCACTACACAATCGAAAGTAGGAGAATACATAATCATCACTTGAACCTTAACGGGGGTATCTTCATCTATGTAATATGTTCCCTCAAGTACAGTCCTAAGATGTTCCATACAAGAGTATGCACCCTTTTCATCGGTCATACTTTCATAAGAGATATTCTCTAAATCCAATATTCCTATTTGTGCAAGAACACCTTGTAGCTGGTGGAAATTAGTTTCTGTAGTGTTCTTAGGGTTCAAGTAAACATAGAAATCTAAATCGTTACACTCTTTACCCATATACCAATCTCTTGGGGCACCACCAGCTAATATTGCATGTGGGTCTGCTAACTCTAGCTTTTCCAGAATGATATCCGCTGCTAGTTTTTGTTCTTTAATGTTCAATTTAATATCCTCCTATAAAAATAAACTGGAAGCATCATAAGACACCTCCAGTTCAAAGTCAACTACTTATTAAAGGTTTTTAATTGGTCTATACGGATATTCCAACAATCTGCATGAAACCTAAAAGGTTTACCTCCTACAATATTAGAATCTGTTTCCCCTTTCTTATGAAAAACACTCTCAGTCCTAAATCTTTCCTTGTGGATGTTCCCAAGAAGGTACACGGTATCATTCATAACCCTAGTAAACAGATAGTAGTCACATTTTTG